GACTACTATGTAATGACGGGTTTCTATGGTGCTGTAAGTGCCAAACAGTCTGCCGCAGTAGATTTCTATATTGAAATAAAAGAGCCTGACGGAGTGTTCTTACAGAAGGCTTGCTTTACAGCATCTTCCTCTGGTGGAAACTCTGATATAAGCCTTGATCCCGCAATTATTGTACCAAAGAACTCAGATGTTCGTGTTCGTTGTGAGACAGCAGACAACAACGCAGTCGTATTTGGTATATTCAAAGGTTATCTAGCAAAGGTTACAGGTTAATGAAAGTTGGTTCTAAAGTATCGTGGAATAGCTCAGGCGGAACCGCTCGTGGTATCGTCCGTGAAATCGTCCGTGACGGTAAAGTCTCAGGTATCCCAGTAAAGATCACAGGAACCAAAGAAGAACCTGCCGCTCGTATTGAGATCACTGATGACGAAGGTAAGCCCACAGGCACAATGGTAGGACATAAAGTATCTACCCTCCGTAAAGCACAATACGCTAACGACATCTTCACTACCGAGCCAGAAGCTATCTCTCGTTCTATGGACTTAGGCATGGGTGGAGCTACTCACGTCTCTGACTACGATGGACAGGCTGTGTACATGCCCGGAGAGAGCCACGAGGCGTACCTTTCGTTCTACGAAGGGGGTGAGCCTACCGAAGAGGCAGAAGAGCCATCAGTGAGCCGTATAGAGGCTCTCAGGGCCGTTGTAGCTGAGATACTAAAGGTAGACTTCGCTAAAGCTGAGTATCAAGGCGAAACTGTCACTCTGAACAAGCCTCGTCGTATCAAAGGTGGCAACAAGAAGTTTGAGGTGTTCGTACAGGACGGTGGTAAGGTCAAACGGGTAGCTTTCGGTGATCCCAACATGGAAATCCGTAGGGACGATCCCAAAGCTCGTGCCAATTTCCGCTCCCGCCATTCCTGTGATACCAAGAAAGATAAGACAACGGCTGGCTACTGGTCATGCCGTATGTGGGAATCCAACACATCGGTGGGTGAAATGACAAAGAATATCGAAGGTAAAATCCTTAAGACTGACGACGAACAGCGTATGGTCTACGGATGGGCTTCTGTAGTTACAGAAAAAGGTGAAGCCGTTATTGATCGTCAGGGTGACGTTATCGAAGCTGGCACACTGGTAAAAGCCGTTAATGAATTTATGGAGCATGTGCGGGTCGGCAAGGCTATGCACGTTGGAGATCAAGTTGGCGTAGTTGTCCACTCTCTTCCTATCACTAAAGAAATTGGTGATGCTCTTGGTATCCAGTCTGATCGTGAAGGATGGGTTGTCGCTTACAAAGTATTCGATGATACCGTCTGGGATATGGTCAAATCTGGTGAACTCGCTGCGTTCTCTATAGGTGGACGTGCTATTAAGGAGGAAATCTAACTTGCCTAATCTCCTGAAAAACTTGCACCTTGAAGAACTTTCCCTTGTGGATCGTCCAGCCAATGCACAAGCAATGGTTTCCCTCTTCAAGCGTGACAATTCCGAAGAGGAAATTACGAAAATGAATGAAGATATGGAAGCCAAAGTAAAGGCGTACATGGATGACAAAGGTTGTGGACGTGGCGAAGCTATGAAAGCTCTCGGTTACGACATGGAAAAAGCTGATGAAGCTGTTGAAGAGGTCGCTGAGAAGTCCGACCTTGAGGCTGTAGAAGCTCCCGAAGTTGACGTTGAGGCACTTAAGGCTGACTTTGATCGTCTTTCTGCTGAGAACCAACATCTCCGCAAAGGTTTGATTGACAATGGTTACGTTATCCGTGCCGACTCAATCGAAAAGAAAGCGGAAGAAGAAATGATGGACATCGACGGTGAGATGGTAGCTAAGAGCGACATCCCAGCCCCAGTCCTGAAAGCACTCGAAGCTGCTGCTGTAGCCAAGCGTGAACATGAAATCGAAAAGGCTGACCTTGAGTTGACAAAGAAAGCGGAAGAAGTTCTGCCACACTTTGAAACTGGTGCAGCTAAGTCACTTCTGAAATCATTCTCAGAAGATGAAGCAATTATGGTAATGCTCAAGGCCGCTGATGCAGCTTTTGAAGCCTCCATGCAAGAATTTGGTAAGTCCGATGTAGACGGTGAGTTCGCTACCTCTGCTGACAAACTGGATGCTCTCGTGAAGTCCTACATGGACGAAAACCAACTGAAAAAGAGTGAGTTCGCCAAGGCTTATGCTGCTGTAGCTAAGACCGACGAAGGCAAAGCACTCATCACTAAATCCTACAAAGGGGAATAATCATGGCCGTCATGCAATCTCGTGATAACCGCACTTTCATCGCTGGGGAAGACCTTTCCGCAGCACAATTCAAATTCGTAACTCTGGAGTCCGATGGTCAAGTTGACTTGGCTGACGCTGCTGGTGAGAACGCCATTGGTGTATGTCTTGCTGGTGCTGCCGCTGGTGCTGCCGTGACCGTATGTGTCTCTGGCTCCGTCATGGTAGAAGCTGGTGGCGTTATTGCTGCTGGCGCTCAAGTTCAAACTGGTGCTGATGGTACTGCTTTGACTGCCGCCGCTGGTGATGTTGTTCTGGGTTACGCTCGTGAAGCTGGCGTAGACGGTCAGATCATCGAAATCGAAATGATCCAAGGCGGCAACGTAGTCCCAGCCTAATCTAGCATTAAAGGAATAATATAATGCCACTTTTGACACCATCTCAGGTACATATCGACCAGCCGTTGTCTAACTTGACACTGGCCTATGTACAAGAACAAACTAACTTTGTTGCTGACAAAGTATTCCCAACCGTAGGCGTTGCTCGTCAGTCTGACAAGTATTACATCTATGACCGTGCGAACATGAACCGCTCTGGTGACGTAAAGAAACTTGCGCCACGCACAGAAGTTAACCGCATCGGTATGGCAGTTTCTAACGCTGCTTATTATGCTGACGTTTATGGCCTCGGCATGGACTTCGATGAGCAAACTCTTGCTAACGAAGACGCAATGTTGGAAATCCGTTCCGCTGGCGCACAGACATTGACAACTCGCTTGTTGATCGACCGTGAAGAGCGTTTCGCTGACACATTCTTTAAGGCTGGCGTCTGGACTACAGACGTAACTCCTGCAAACCTGTGGTCTGACTACACTAACTCTACACCAATCTCTGATGTAACTACTGGTCGTCGCACCATGCAGTTGGCATCAGGTGGCTTCAAGCCAAACACAATGGTTGTTGGTAAAGAAGTTCGTGACATCTTGGTTAACCACCCAGACATCCTCGCTCGTTTGAACGGTGGCGCAACTGTATCGAACACAGCTTTGATTACAGATGCTAAACTGGCAGAAATCTTTGAAGTAGAGAACTTCTACGTCATGGAAGCTGTTAAGAACGGTGCTGCCGAAGGTCTGGCAGAAGCTAACGCCTTCATCGGTGGTAAGAACGCTCTGTTGGTACACACACCTCGTGCATCAGGTCTGATGACCCCTGCCGCTGGTTTGACATTCGCATGGAACTCAGTTCCTGGCGTAAACAACCTCGGTGTTACCGTTGAGTCCTTCTCTGATGATGCTCTTAAGCGTCAGCAAGTTGCAGAACACATCCAAGTTAAAATGGCCTATGACATGAAAGTCACAGGCGCTGACTTGGGTTACTTCTTCTCAGCCGTAATCGCCTAAGCGATAATACTAAAGGTGTACCCTGAGCTTAACGGCTTGGGGTACAACCCAATATATAACAGAACATAACAGTATTCATATAATGGAGAGTCCCTATGCACCCCACATACTTGGGTTGGCAGGTCGATTGGCCTGTGTTTATCAAGATGCCTTTACTGGCGGATAATACGAATTGGAAACGTGGAGATCACTTTAACTGGGCAGAGCGAGGAATAGACCAAGACAAGGTTGCTACCCTATACGCCTCTGGTTACATTCACCACAACAAAGAACTAGAGGTTCAGAACAAGGTTGGAGATCGACTGTCTGAACTAGCTGGTAAAGACTTAGAGACCTTAGTTAACTTACTTAATGTCGAGGTAAACAAACGTACCTCCAGTAAGACAGAGTTTGAAGCTAAGAAGTGTAAGAAGTCTAAGATTGACGACAAGCAACGTGGTCTAATCAGACGCTTCCTTAATGTTAATCGCTGGATTACAGAAGACTTCTACGACATTCGAGACAAGGTTCTCGCTGACTAATAACAACGGAGACGACTTACATGGCATGGTCTTACGATCCTACAGACTTGGACACTACCACGGCCTCTGGTCGTCTCAATACAGTACGCCTTCTGATTGGAGATACTGACACAGTTGACCAACAGGTGCAGAACGAAGAGATTACATTTGCTTTATCTGAGAATGGTAACAATGTATATTACTCTGGTGCTTGGGCCGCTCGTGTAATCTCAGCTAAATACTCCCGACAGGTAACGACACAACTAAGTGGTGCTTTGAGTGCTGACTATTCCGACTTAGCCAGACAGTATAAAGCACTAGCAGATGACCTAGAGTATCAAGGTAAGACCGCAGGTGCTTCGGTGGGTGTCCTAGCTGGTGGTATCACCAAGAGTGGTATTGAAGCTGTACGAGCTAACACTAACCGTATCGAAGGCTCATTCCGCAGAGATCGTTTCAAGAACCCACCAAGCTACCAAACACCTGAATACGAATAAGGAGTAAGATATGTCATTCCGCTCCTTTGACCTGCTTAACCTAGTTAGAGACTTTGGGGAAACCCTAACTCTACGCAAGGTTACTGCCGCTGGTACATACAATCCAGCTACAGGCACAGTAGACAGTTCTGTCACTATCGACTATTCCGTTAAGGGGTATCTCTACAACTATAACGTAGGTGTCGCTGGTGGTAATGATGAGGTTGTTCGTGGTACTCGCAAGTGTGTTATCTCAGCCTTAGACTTAGCTGCCATCCCCGACTTTGACGATCTGATTATCGGTAGTGGTGATACAGTTAAGATTACCTCTGTCATGTCGTTATTTTCCGCTGGTACTGCTATAGGTTACATCTGTG